CGCCCTGCGTTTCTCCGATTTCAAACTCTTCATCTTACGTGCAAACCTCTTCTTCGTCGACTTGCGCATAAGGGTTTTCTCTTTATAGAATTGGTAGCCTAAGAAGTCAATCGCCCTTCCGCTTACCACCTCTCTGACGTTTCCGCCGTTTCTTCCTCTCATTCTGTGCTATCTTCGAGACGGTGAAGCCAGCTTTGACAGTCAATCCCATCTCCTCGGATAGCTTTATGTATTCTCGTATCTGTCGGTGAGCCTCCGCCTTGCTGCGTGCAAGCCCCACAACATCGTCGCAGTAACGTACATAGCCCTTACACCGCATCTTCTCTTTGATGTATCGGTCTATCACGCTGACTGACAGATTACATATCGGCTGAGAGCTATAATCCCCTATGGGTGCGCCTCTTCCTTTCTTCATCTCTCAGTAGTTCTTCTATATCTGACTCATAAAAACAAACAGTCATTTCTACGAACTTCATAAACTGCTCGTCCTTATACATTTTTCTTATCTCTCCAATTATCAGCTCGTGGGGAACTGATTGATAAAACTTCTTGAAGTCAGCCTGCCAGTAGTGGGTGAAGTCGTATCTCCTTAGAAACATCTTCATCCGCCTCACTCCGAAGTGCAGCCCTTTACCCTTGATGCACGCGCATGTATCGTATATCAGCCGCTTATACAGTCTGTCTCCGATAACGTTCATCATGGCGTGCGGTATGATTCTCCACGGGAAGTAGTCCTGAATGATAATCTCTCTTACCTTCCCGGCATCGCCCTTTATCATGCGTGGGTGGAAGTGCCGCTCCGGAAACTCCAGCGTCAGTATCATCAGCTGTAACTTCCGCAAGTCCTCCGCCTGCTGCTCGTTGTGCCTACGGATATGGGCATTGCGTTTCTCTTTACCCTTATCCTGTGCCTCGGCGTCTGCTGACCACAAGTTGTTTATCTCTGCCATTCTTTCAATGACATAGCCCTCGCGCTTTGGCGATGGTCTTGCCTTGAATGCCTCTATTCTCTTTGCGAGTATCAAGTCTATTTCTTCATAGCTGAGTTCCTTCCAAGGAATCTCGCTAACCTTAGTCCTTAAATCATAATATCTATCCATACTGCTATTCATTATAGTAACATTGCTTGCAATGATTACTTGCCCGGAGCTTTCAATCTGGTTTACTCGCACCGCTTGCTCTGTTGCAAGACAGAGCCTTTCCGCTATTTTGTTTTCCGACATCTCTGCGTAGTTCAGTATAAGCGCAGGGTCGAGGCTCGGAGAGCGCTTTATATTTTTATCATTTGTATGGCGAGCCCCGATGTTCGCGTTCGAATTCGACCACGCATTATTCGAGTTCGAGTAGCCGACACCCGAAGACGCAGCGTTGTTCGAGTTACCACCGACAATCAGGACCCACTCCCCTCTACCTACCCGTTCCGGCTGTCGCCTACGTGGAACGGGATTTCGTTTTCCGTTGACATCGGGCGGCATGTCACCGCCCGATGATTGTTATGCTATGTCCTTTCCGTCAACAAATGTTACCTTGCCGTAGTATGCAAGGCGAGCCCCGAAGGCCGCGTACGAAGTCGACCACGCATTATACGAGTACGAGTAGCCGACACCCGAAGACGCAGCGTAGTACGAGGAACCACCGACAATCAGGACCTGTCCGGTAGTGTTTGACCAGTTAGCAACACCCCAGTTCTGCGAGGTGTTTCCGCCAAAGGCTGCCGGGAATAGGTCAAAATACTCACCGAGCTTCATCTTCTGAACGGCGCTATTACTACCATTAGTGAGTCGTGTCAGCTGTCTGTACTGTCCGTTAGGCACACTCGCAAGCTCCGCCGATGTCGGGAGTCTGTTGCCGTCGTAGACATATACCTCTGTTCCGTCTTGTGCGGAGTTGCCGCTATTACCACAATACACACCCTGACGAAACTCCCACTCAGCATTCCAAGCATCCTCTGTACCATGCAGCGAGACGTGACATGAATCGCCGCTGATAGTCACCTTGCCGCTCTTGTTGCCAAGACTCATTGTCTCGCCCGTAGAGAAGCCACCATTATACAAACTGTTACCTGCGCTTCCTCCTACACCATAACCTATCTTTGTCTGTGCGTTCGGTGAGCCATAGTCCGAAAGAACCTCCATCTGCATGTAACGTTGAAAGTCATAGCCGGCGAGTCCGAAGTCCTTACCATTCACTTGTGCGTAGTTCCAGAACTGGTTAATGGTCATGCTTCGTGTTGGCACTACGCCCGGAATAGAAGTCAATGCTCCATTACGTAAGTATGCCAGGAAAGCTCCCGTTACCTGCTGCTCGATGAAGTGACCTCCGATAGGTACCTGCGACTTCCACAGAACATTCTGCTGCGTGTATTCGTTGTACTTCACAAGGTAGTACAGACGCGGCTTGATTGTCATGATATGGCCTTTGCTGACATCGAGAGTCGTTCCATCGGCATACACATAGCCGCCACCGTCGGCCAGCGGAGCGGCGAGTCCTGCATTGGTGAGCAGATAGCGATGCTTCGCATTGTTCCACTCATCTCTCAGTGTCGTGTTGCCCAACGTTCCCCACTCACCGCTGGAGTTGATTTCCAGCGGCGTACCCCAAGCCACCTGCCTAAGGAGCTGTTCATCTCCTGAGTTGATGGAGCCAAGAAGGTCGTCAAACGTTATTCGCTTGATGCTTCCTCCCTGCTCCACAAAGATTGTGTCGTCCTTGACAAGCGTTGATGTCAATGACTTATTTGCTAAATTCTCCATATATCCTATACATTATTATATTACTAATTCCATGACACCTCGGCAATAACCTCCACGTCGCTCTCCACACCGTTGCGGTCTGTCTCCGCTGTTGTCACTACTATGCTGTTAGTGCTGCTCGTCTTCAGCACCTCCCAATTATCCTTGCTCATCACGCTTAGCAACCATGTAGGATTGCTGATGCTTACCGCCGAGTTGCTTCGCGCATTGATAACCGTCGCTGTCACCGTCACCGGATTGTTCGTGTCCACCTCCTTGTTGGTGGATGTGATGGCAAGGTTGATGATGTAGTCGTCCATAGTATCAATGATGTTGATACCTGCACGATACACCGGAGTAGTGTCGCTCGAGGTGGCGTAGAACTCGCAGATGAATAGCTGGGAGCCATCCACATCGTCGCGCCCTGCTGTCACCGTCTTCACCGTCGTCTTGTCGACCCACACCTCGTTATCCTTGTACCACTTCACGTAGTATCCTGCAATCTCTTCACCGCTGAGCAGTAGCTTGGCGGTCAGTGTCGTCGTTGTAGTCGTCTCGTTGAGCTGTGATGCCGTAGCAGTGATGATACCCATATAGCTCGATGAACCGATGCTCTGGATCACCACATCGATACTCTTGCTCACGCTGTACTCCACGCCGGCCACTGTCGCCGTGCATGAGAACTCCAGCGTGTCGTTGGCGATATTCGTAGTGCTGGCAAGGTTGTCGACTATCTTCAACGCTCCTGTTGAGAGGTTCATCATGAACTTGCCCGTGCTGTCCGTTCTCCAGTCTCCCGATGCTGTGCCCGTGAATGAGAGCGTATTACCCAGATACTTCCACGAGAAGCTCGACAATGTCACTCCGTTACCTCTCATTGAGCTTACCACCGGAGTGATGATAGGCTGGTTAGCTGCCACCGTCCAGTCGGGAGTGGCCTTGCCGCTCGTTGTGTCCACTCCTTGATAGAGCATGCCGGTCACGTCGAACGACATATACAAACTGTCTCCGTTGCGGAGTCTGTGAATAGTAAGACTATTCTGTGCTGATAACTGTGCCATTTATTTCCAACCTCCCTCGTTAATCAAAGACATCGCATCAATATATTCCATCACCTCTCCGTCGAGCTGTTGTGCCCTCTCTTCGAGGCTGCCTTCAAGCAGGCTGCACGTCGTCACCTCCTTCTCGTTAAGCAGTACCTTGTCCTCTTTGGTAAGGTGCCCCACGAGGGAGATATGCGCCTTGTAAGCCTTGTCTCTGTCTGCTGTTACGTACCTCATATTCTATCTCATTATTAAAACATTTCCATTCTCGTCCACGAGGGTCTCGCCGTTCTCGTCCACTGCCACATTGTACTCCTCCTTCAGCGCATACTCTGTGTACACGTCGAGCCAGTTGTCTGTCTCTGTCTCGCCGATGCCCGTCTTCATCAGTTCGAAGCATGTCGTCTCTCCCTCGTTAAATGCCACCTCGTCGATGTAGTACGACTTCACCTTCCACTGTATAGCCACGGCTCTCGCCGGACACTCCAGCTTGCGACCGTCGGTAGAGACAAGTGCCTTGTCGTAACGCACGGTGTCGCCGCTCAGTATCGCCGTACCGTTCGATGGTGTACAGTAGACCGATGGATAGACCCTGCTGATGGATATTTGCAGCTGGCTCACCACATTGCCGTCCACTGCCATCTTCACCACATACTCTGCACTCTTCACGAGCCTCAGGTCGAATGTAATCTGACTGTTGCTGTATGCTGTTATGGCCGTGCCGTCGGCAAAGCTGCGGAACACCTCCGCTCCGTCGACAATCTCATAGATTCTGATGGCATACCCATCGGTTATCACCTCCTTGCCCTTGTATGCCGTGATGTTTACCTCGCGGATGTAGCTCTCCTTCGTAGCTATCGCTGCCTCGCGTGTCGTCGTCTGCGTCAGCCCGTGAGCTATCTGGTACTCCAGCAGTTCAAGGTCGTCGCGCGTCACGTCGTAGCGAATGGCATTCTCCACGTCGATAGACATGGAGTAGTCGTCGTCGCTCTTGTCGGTGGTGCTCAGTATTATATCCTCGGTCTTCACCGTCATGTTGATGCCGAGTCGTGTGTCGGCAAACTGGGCAGAGAAGCTAAGGGCATACTTGGTGCCCGATGGCACGTTTCTCTTTATGGTGATTGCACCCTTATATTGTCCGGAAGTGGTTATCTCGTAGAGACCACTCCAGTCGCTTATAGTCGTGATGTCCACGCCGTCCACCATCCATACCATGTTAGTAAGAAGGTCGTTCACCTGCTCCGGGCTCCAGCTCCCATCCTTCGCGCCGGCGCGCACATCTGGGTAGATGGTCGTCGGTGTCAGCGTTCGGTTCGGTTCGTATTGTAGGTTCTCACCGTTGTACACCTGGATCAGCGGAGACGTAGGCGTAAGGCTGCGCACCACACACGATACCGTCAGTGGTGCGTAATCTCGTCTGATTCTCTTTATCTCGCTCTTCATATATCGTTATACTGTTAATGCCGATTCAATCTCCTCCGTGCTGCCGTCGTCTGTCTCCAGCGTTGCCGTGAAGGTAAACATCGTACTTAACACGTTGTTGTTCTCTCCGAGGTCGTTCACCGTCGGGTCGGCGTTCAGACAGATGTCTATCTCGCCATTGAAGTTCTTCACCTTGTCACGCAGCGCCCACGATGTATCGGCCGCTTCGTCCGCCGTGTCTCTCTCCACCTTCCAGCTCGTCACTTGGTCTGTCACGTCGTCCCACCCTTGGTATGCCTTGCAGCTCACGTGAAGACTCTCCCCATAGGCAAGGAAGTTATCACCGTCGGTAGATAGCTCCAGCCGCAAGGGATTCACATTCACCTCGCGCACATGGCCGCTCACGTACAGGTTGTTCATGAAGGCCGAGTAGCCGGTCATGTCGAGGCCGTAGACGTTCAGGTTGGTAAGGTCGCCGAACTGTGCCATGATGTTGTTCTGACTGAACTCCCATGTCGTACAGCCCGAAAGGAAGCGCATATAGGTCCTGGTTGAGTAGCGGCTTGTCTGTCGGGTCTTGTCGTTCGGGTTCGCGTAGCAGACGAATGTCATGCTCTCTGACGGATGGTGCTGGCTTCTCCATCGCTCACTCACTGGGCGCAGCGCATAGCGGAACTTGCTGTTGTTGGTCTCGTCGAGTATCTCTGTCACACGGAAGTAGACCGTTGAGAAGCCTGCAAAGGTGAAGTTGCCTCGCGAGTCGTCCGAGTCAACGGTAGAGTTACCGCCGCTTATATTGTGCCATATACCTTGGCAGATGTCGTCCACGGCTATCGCTCCGGGCTCTCCATCCTCCAGTTTCAGAGTAGCCACTCCTGTAGTCAGGGTGTTGCCATTCTCGTCCAAATCGGGCTCCACGCTCTCGATCACGCCGCCGCCCGGTGCTGCCCAGTCGTTACCCACGGTAATCTCCGTTCTGTTATACACAAGGTAGGGCACAATCAGCTCTCTGCGGATGGTTGCCGACTCCAGCACGGCGTTGCCATACTTGTCTATGAATCCGCCCACGCCCGTCATGCCGTCCACGTAGTTGGCTCCAATCTGCAATCCCTCCTCAGCCTTGATTACCTTCTTGGCGATAAGACCTTCGATAAAGGTGATAAGGCCGTTGGCAGTATCATCGTCGAGTCGGCTGAGAAAGAGTCTCTTCATGGCAGCCATAAGAGTATCTGTATAGTCGCTGCCGTCGGCGATGCCTGTTGCATAGGTGGCATAGCCTGCCACGTCTGCATAGCCTGCTGTTGCTGCCGTGTCTGCCTCCTCGGCGTGCTTGGCCTTGGGCACCACGGTGTTCTCCAGCTTGTCGTCTATCTGTTCATCTATCTGCTTGTCTATTCCGTAGATGTCACCTGCTATTACATGACCCTTGACAAAGAGGTCATGTTCTACGAGCTGTGAGCCACGCACCACTTGATTACCGCCCACTGTCTGACTGCGCTCAATCTCTTGGTCGCCCTCCACGTAGTTGGCAACTACATCGCCCTTCAGGTCGAGATAGTCGTCCCACTTCTCCATATACTCGTAGATGTCGTCTATCTTGGAGCGGAATTGCTGTACGCTGTCGTCGCTGCCCGTGGTGTCGATTGTATCATCCTCCACCTCATCATACGACACAGAGCCATCGTCGCCATCATCCGTTAGCCTGGATGTGTCGTACTCCTCCTCCGGCTCCTCGAATGTTGCAGAAGGGTATTCAAGTTCTTCGTTCTCGTCGCTCATCTGGTTACTTGCTTAGTAGTATTGTATCAGAAAGTTCAAACATTGTCTTGGCGTTCTCCGTATCGCTCACGGTGGAGAGTGCCAGCCCAGCTATGTAGTAGATTACAGCCCTGTAACAAAGGGTAGAGATATACACTCCTCCCTCTGTGTCAATAGTCGGTATAGGTCTGTAAAGTGCCTCGCTGACTGTCGCCGTATTGTCGTTGCAGCTGTAGAACTCCAGTCGATGGCCTGTCGAGTCGCGCACGATGGCGCACACCGGTCTCTCTGGATTGCCGCACACATACTTCGATTTCTGCTGTATATATAGAGGTGAGTTTCTGTCGATGGGGTCTGTCACCTCCGCATCCCAGTCGCTCATTCTGAACTTCACAAGTCGGAGGAAGTCTTCCGGAAGGGATATAGAGCCCCATGGTCTTATGCTGTTCCATGTTATCGTTGCGTCGTCCACGCTCTTTGTAGCATCGAGCATCCATAGTGGCGCCTTGCGCTCCACGGCTGTTATGCCGTCCACAATCTTCGATGCTATAATGTCGTCCACGCCGAGAGCGTCTGTGTCTCCCAGCTCGGTGAGTGGTGATGATTTGCAATTCATGTCGATTGCAACACGCACGTCACGCAATATTCGTCCTGCCTTTACTTTCTCTAACATTGTTACTCCTTATTCTTGTATCGTTTTATCAGTCGATAAGCAGCGTAGCCGCCCATCGCTATAAGGGAGAGCACGAACCATAGCCTCAGCATTGTCAGCTCTGCTTTCTCCCAGAATGTCTTCTCTCGCTCCACGGTGACTATCTTAGGCTCACTGACTGTCGTCTCTATCACCGTCTTAGGCACGTCGATGAGTATCACCTTCGGGAACGTCACGAGGGAGTGATGCAGCACTCCGTCTCTTATCACTGCCCATGAGTAGCAGTAATCGTTGGCAAGATACGAGGCTGTGTCTTGTGTCGCCACGCTGTCGCGGCTCTGCACAATCTTGTACTCCACAATCGTATCTACCGTGGTCTCTGTCCTTGTGACCGTTCGCTCGACCGGAACGTACTTCACGCTCCGGCACGATACGAACAGTATTACTATGAACAAGAGAATAATTAGTCTTCTGCGGTCCATCTGTATGCTTCCCACTCTCTGCGGCGTACGAGGCCTGGCATTACCTTGCTGCCCGAGTACACCCATTTCTTAAATTCGCTCTGGATAGACTCGGCATCTGCGCCCTTGCGTATCTTCTTCAGTAGGGTAGAAGCCGCCAGCTTGCCGCTGCCGAGGTTGAATGAAAAGTCCACAAGTGCGTCGAATTGTCCTTGTGTTAGTTTCAGCCCGAGGGAGTCAACGTATTTCTCGCTGACCTTCAAGTCCTCCTCCAAGAGCTCTTCTGCACGTGCTATCGTCACCATCTGCCCGGGCTTCACGCCCTTGGTATGGCCATAGCCAATCGTCCATACTCCTGCCGGACACTTATATGCCGAGAGGTTCAAGCCCTCGAATGTCCTGATCACTGATAATAGCTTATCACTTGCTTTCATGGTTTTCTTCCTCCGTAAGTTTAAGGTATTTCAGAACGGCATTGCCAATCTCCTCCGGGTTCTTAATGTTCTTGGCAATCTCGATGCCGAGCTTCGCCGCCTCTTCGGCTTGGTGCTTCTCGTCGTCGCTGCCATTCTCGAATATGCTCTTTATCTCAACGAGTGAGATGCCTATCGCTCCGATTACTGATACAATAGGTATGACCGGGATGGCGTAACCATAGTAGGTATCAAGGTACCATATCGCTGACGCTTGCATCGCGTCAATGATTGTCAGCGCTATTAGTGCGTTGAAGTATCGTGCAATCTTGTCGATGGTGCGCTTGTAACCTGTTGAGGTACGTAGTTCCCCACGTCGCTTAGCCTTCCTGACGCCGCTCCAAAGGTCTGCGAATATCATCAGCAATACCTCTACATAGATGCCGAAAAGGATAATGAGCATTACAAGGAGTTTGTTGTCTGCCTCCATCCTTACTCAGATTTATAGATAAACTCAATGTTGTATTGCTCGGCTGCCTTGGCTACTGCCGCCTTGCTGCGGAGTGCTGTGCGGCTGATGCCGAACTTGTCAGCAAGGAGGTCTCTCGCCTCTGCGAAGTCAGATACCTCAATCTCTGTCTTGGTCTCCACTGTCTGAGTCTCTGCCTCAGCCTCGGGCGCTGCTGTCTCGTCTGTGCCCTCTGTCTTTGCCGCTGCTGGTTCCTCTGTCTTAATCAATGCGAAGAGCTTGCCGAAGCCTCTGTGCGTCTCGAGTGCCTTCTGAATATCCTCTTTATCGGTGGTATAGCTGCTGCCACCGCCTGAGATTGGGTCGAATGATACGTGGATGTTTGCCTTCTTTGCTGCGTTATATACGTTGATGTGGAGGCACGTTCCTGATTTGTATGTTTTTGTAGACATGATATTTAAAAATAAAAGGGTAGGTGGTTACTTGCCACCCACCCTTGGTTATACTTCTTATTAATTCTCAGTTTTTACACTATGCCTCAGCTGCTGCCTCTGCCGGAGCCTGTGCAAGACGCAAGCGTGCGTGAGCCTTAGCGTAGCGCAGATACAAGCATGATACCTCCTGAAGGACTGCTGCCTCGGTGTTGCGTACACCTGCTGTCTTCAAGTCGAGGATGTTGCGTGTCCAGCTGATGTGTGTCTTCTTCTGGAGATACTCTGGATCGAGAGCGAAGCCACAATCGGACATGCCGTTGAGGTCAAACAGCTCGTGATGGATTGTCAGAATCTCACCGAAGTCTGTGTCCCAGCTCTTGAACTTCAAATCCCAAACGTCGACAACGTCCTTCAGACGGAACTTCTCAGACTTAATCTTTGAGAAGGCTGCAAGCATGTCAGAGCCGCAAAGCAATACCTTGCGCTTGTTGCCTACGCCTGTACCAACGAACAAGTCCTTAGCGATGTCAACGAGATTCTCGTCAGAGATAACAGCAACCTTCTTGTCTGCATCCCACTCGCCAACCTCGATGTCCTTGCCTGCCATGTACCAGATACCACCGGTGAACCATGTGAGCATACCGTCCTTTGATGGGTGTTTGATTTTTCTCTTATCGCCGAAGAGGAAGGTGTTCTCTGTTGCGAGTCGCATGTCGTATACTGCATCCTCCTCGAGGTCGCTGAACTTCCAGTCTACCTCCTTAGCGGCAATCTTGTCAAATGTAGACTGCTCTACCTGGATCATGAAGTTCTGACAGTACTGCTCCTCGGGTGTCGGGTTGTTGTTGAAACGACCTGTCTGTACGTCGAGCTCACCGCAGGCCTTACCCATGCGGATGAGGGTTGTACCCTTCGGGATTGCCGGAACGTAGATAGCCTGCTTTGTTGATGCGTCGAGCTCACCATTAACGGCGTACACGGTAGGAACGTTGGTTGATGGGTCCTTACCACATACACAGAGCACGAGGTCAGGAACAACCTCTGTTGACTCGTCGTACTTGCTGCCGTTCTCCTTGTAGACTGCCTTCACACCTACCACACGAATTGTATCATCGAGGGTAAACATGTTCGGGTCTGACACTGGGAGAGCTACTGATGCACCGCTTGTCTGCTTAGCTACCTCTGCATTTGTTACACACTTGATTTCGCGAGTACCTACAGTGTAGTACTTCACAATCATTGAGTCGGTGTTGGATGACTTGGCGTAACGGCTAATCTGGTCGATAGGTGTTGACATTGGGCGTATCTTGATGATACGTTTGTCGACATCGTTCAGATAGAAGTTCGGGTCGGTCACCTCACGGCCTGTACTCTCGGTAGCGATACCACCATTAGGGTTGTTGGAATCGCCATTCTCGCCCGACAATGTTACACCGCCGTCGGGCATGCTGGTCGGTGTAGCGTCAGCCATCATCACTCCGGATGAAGCTCCGATGAGTGCGCACACCAATGTAAGTGCTAAGCTCGTCAGCATCTTACCAAGGTTCTTGATACTTTTCATCATCATTTACTCAAATATTAGAATTAATAAATTAGTTGTTGCGTTTGGTTCGGCTCATGCCGCCTCTCTCCCAGATGCTGCCACCTGAGTTGAAGTCCGGCTGTCGTCTCTGCTGAGTGCCGTCGGCGTTCTTGCCGTCGAGGGTCGCTGTGCCGTCGCTGGCGTGTGACTTGCGGAGCTTCTCCTGAATCTTCTGATTGCGGCCTCTCACTTCGCCTGCTGCGCCTGCATCCTCAACGTCTGTGTCGTAGTTGACCGATTTGAGTGCTGCACGAATGGTCTCCTCGCTGAACTTACCCACGAGTGCATCGTGAGAGAGCTGCATGAGGAACTCAAAGGCTTTGTCCATCGTCTCGGGTGGCACACCGTCCTCCTCCTGAATCTTATCCATAAGGGCGAGTGACTCGGGGAAGTTCTGGTCAAACTCCTTGTTTAGCTTATCGGACTTAGATACCCTGTCGAGGTATTCCTTCTGTGCGTCGGCAAGTGCATCCTGCTTGTCTGGGTCTTGCAGACTCTGCACAATGTCCTGACCGAAATTTCTCACCAGCTCGACAACCGGGTCGCCGCCATTGCGCCATGCGGTGAGGAATGCTGCGCTTCTCTTGTCCTTGGTAAACAGGTCGGAGAATGCGTTTTCGCGTTCCTTATATCCGGACAGCTCCTTGTCGTAACTGTCGTAATCATCATTTATCTGACCGTATAATGCCTCGTCGTCGGCGAACTCCTTGCCAGGATATTTGCCCTTCATGCGCTCGAGCATTTGGTCTCGCTTGCTTTTAACTGCTTCACTTTCAGCCATAATACGTAGTTGTTAATTCCTATTGGCACAAATATACATAGCTGTTAGCGGCGTCGAGGTTTATCTTTATCCACGCCGAATGAGTAATTTTAAGCGTACTAATACCCAAGTAATGAAGCACTTTGGCGCAAAAATGGAATATGCTGACGAACGTGTGCGCGACTTGATGAAGGCTTATGATAACTATATTGCCAATTGTTCGCACATCGAGATGCAGACTGTCTACCAAACGGTAGTCAATATGCCTGCACCGCGGTTCTATGTCTCTGAGAAAAGAGCTTCCATCGTTGTCTCTGAACTTTTGAAGGGGCATCCTTGCCGAAACAAGCTCAAAAATGAGATGTTCACTGAGATTTGCCGCCGTGTGATGGAGCTGAAAAAGAGCAATCCTACACTCGGTATTACTGAGCTGTGTGCTATTGTTGTCCAGCAACCTGCACCAAAGTTCTACATGGCTGCCGCATCTGCCAAGATGCTGATTATAAGAACTCGAAAGAAATGGATAAAAGAGAAGTTGAAAAGGTTATATCTCTATGCCTCGCTCTGACGCTCCTTCTTGTGTGCCTCTGCGCACCGTGTGAGTTGAGTGATGTCGGTCTGCGCTCCGGCTGCGGACTGACAGCGAGATTGCTGTACCCATTCTTCCACGCCAATCTTCTGCATCTGGCCATCAACCTGTATGTGCTGCTGTCGTTCGTCTTCCTCGGTCGTATATCGCTGCGCCGTCTCTGTGCGGCATATCTTGTGGCGGTATCGGTCCCCATCGGATTGTTAGCATCGCTATTCCCCATAGCCGACAAACCTATTGTCGGGCTCTCGGGCGTGCTGTTCTATCTCTCGGGGGTCGTCTCGTTCGAGGTTCCCGACAAGTCGCTCTATCAGCTTACGATATGGATAAACATCCTTGTCGGCTTGGTGCTGCCGGCTACATCGGTGACGGTGCATCTCTACTGCTTTGTCGTGGGTATTATCGTTGCCGTGTTTAATAGACCTTTCGAGAGATGAAGAAGGAGATAAGAGACATATTAGCGGAGAATGAACGCCGCCTGGCTGACATTCATAGGAAGTTCAACCCTATCACCGGAGAAGGTTCAATCGGTGAGCGAGAACTCGTCACCATTCCCGACTTCCCGTTGAAGGTGCAATGGCTCCCGAAACGTATGCTGAAGGTGCCTCTTGTCAAACAGATTATTGCGCGCGGCTCCATCAAGAAGTTCCTGAAGGAGATAGGTTCTCAACCGGAGAACCATGATGCCGACCGTCTGAAGGTCATTGAGCAGTTCGTGAAGATTCGCGACCGCTACGACTTTCCCTTCTGGGCTGCCTCGCTCGTCTACATCAAGAATAAGGGCGGTGGTGATGATGTACTCTTTCGTCTGACTCGTCCGCAACGTAAGTTCGCCGAGGTGCTCGAGAAGCTGCGCATGGCCAACGAGCCTATCCGACTTGTCCTCTTGAAGGCTCGTCAGTGGGGAGGCTCAACCACTTCTCAGCTCTACATGGCATGGCTACAGCTCGTCCACTGCGTCGGCCTCAACTCTCTTATCATCGCTCATCAGGGCGCTGGCTCCGATGAAATCAAGGATATGTTTGACCGCATGATTAAGAAGTACCCTGTGCGCATGCTGCACAAGCTGGGCGAGGCGTACGACGAGAACGAGGCCAAACTTGTGGGTGTCGGTAAGTCGGGCTCCATCCATCGTGTGCCGCAGCGCAACTGCAAGATCAAGATTGGCACTGCCGAACGTCCTGACTCTTGCCGTGGTGGTGATTACAACCTCGTCCACCTCTCTGAGGTCGGTCTGTGGAAGACTACCGAGGGTAAGAAGCCCGAGGACATTGTCCGCTCTGCCTGCTCCGGTATCTTGCTCAAACCATATACAATGATTGTCTATGAGTCCACGGCCAACGGAACGGGTAACTTCTTCCAGAAGGAGTACGACGATGCCAAGGAGGGCAGGTCTCAGTTCAAGGCACTCTTCATCTCTTGGTTCGACATCGACCAATACTCCGAGCCTATTGACAACAAGGAGAAGTTTGCCACATGGCTCTATGAGAATCGTAACAACCGTAATGTAAACAGCACTCGTGAGGAGCCGGGCACCTATCTGTGGTATCTGTGGGAGCTGGGCGCAACGCTCGAGGCTATCAACTGGTATATCCAGGAACGAAAGAAATACACCGACCACGGACAGATGGCATCCGAATATCCTTCCGACGATGTCGAGGCGTTTGTCAACTCCGGCGACCGAGTCTTCGATGCCGAGCAGGTACGCAAGATGCGTAAGACGTGCAAACCGCCAAAGGTCATTGGCGATGTCTATGCCAAGGCAGACAGCGGTGCCAACGCCCTTACCGACCTCCGCTTCCATGAAGACAAGCAAGGTCTGCTGTGGATATGGAACAAGCCCGAGATTGACAAGGATAGCCACGTCAGCAACCGCTATCTCACCGTCGTCGATGTTGGTGGACGTAGCAACAAGGCGGACTGGTCCGTTATCGTTGTCTTCGACCGTCTCTTCATGATCGACGGCGACAAGCCTGTTGTGGTGGCTCAATGGTACGGACATATCGACATCGACCTTCTGGCATGGAAAGCTGCGCAGATTGCTGCATACTATGACAACTCCCTGCTCGTTATCGAGAGTAACACCCTCGAGACGCACGACAAGGAGCGACAAGTCGATGGCGACCAATCTCAATATATCCTCAATCAGATACGCCGTGTCTACAAGCATCTCTACACTCGCAAGCAGTCCGAGGACGAGATTCGCAAGGGTGAGCCTACCAAGTATGGCTTCCACACCAACGTAGCCACCAAGCCGATGATTATCAGTAACCTCGTCAAGGTTATCCGTGAGGCTATGTATGTCGAGAGGGATGTGCGCTGCGTCGATGAGTATGTCTGCTACGAGCGCAAGCAGAACGGAGCCTATGGCGCTATCATCGGAAAGCATGACGACCTTCTTATGACTCGTGCCATTGGTCTGCATGTCTGCTTCAACGAGATGCCGCTGCCGACCATTGTCGACACGCATAAGGCTGTGAAGAGAAAGAAAGCAATATCAGAAGCAACTTTTTAATATATAAGGTTATGAACATTCTTAGTAAATTGTATTATTCCCTGCGCCTGCGTAGTGCGGTGCAGATGGCTGATAAGGCGCACGCCGAGAGTGGCAAACGTTTCTATGTCTTACCCTCTTATCAGAAGGGCTGCAAGCTCGTCGTGATGGATAGAGCCGGATTCCGACTCTTGAAGAAGAAGGGTCTTGTCAATCGTAATGCTGATATGTACACTGTCAGTCTCGAGTGCTTCTATGCTACTCCTAATCCCGATGGTTCGGACTTCATGGCCTCTGCCGTACGTGAGGCGAAGAAGGAACAGTATTTCCAGTGGGTAGTGGCGAAGAAGAAAGCCGACAAGAAACTCTCTAAAGCTATGCGAAAGAAGGATGGGAAGGTACGGTAATATTGATGGTGTCAGAACACTCTCAGGCGATTCTATTGCCTTAGTTAATATCATGAATGGCTCTCAGAAGCCAAAGACCAACACAATCGAACGCCCTCGACCGAAACAGAAACGGTAGGGCGGACAGAAAGAAAGGGAGCGGAGTGCTGTTAAGCATTTCCGCTCCCTTCGTCTTATGCTGCCTGCTGTGGTGCTCCTGCATACTGGGAGAGCATCTGCATTGCTCTCGGGTTGCTCTGCGCTGCCACCTGCTGCTGTAGCTGCGGTGAGATGCCGTCTGGCGTCTGGCCCTGCTCGAGCTGCTCCTTCTGACTCTTGATGCTCTGCAACAAGTCGTCGGCAAATGGAAAGTCACCATGTTCAAGCAACTGCTCTATGCTGATTGCCTTGCTGTTGAACAGCTGCATCAGTACGTCGTTGGCTGCTGCTCTGTATGATGGAGTACTTGTGCTCTCCACGATACTCAGGTCGAACTCCACATCGCGTATCTTCTGTGGGTCGTAGATAATCTGCGCGTTCTTGCCGGCTATGTTGAACACTCGCTTGTCGTCGTAGAACTGCTGCATGTTCTTCACATCCTTGTATGCTGCATCCTTCACGAAGTAAGAGAATGCCTCGAGGATGTCGAGGAGTGATGTCGTAGAGTTCTGCGTCTGCTGGTTGTAGAGCGAAGCCGACATGCCGCTGTAACCGGGCTTGCCCTGGAGCGCTCCGTTGACTCCCGAAATGTCCTCGAAGAATTTCAGCTGCATGTTCAGAAGGTCTCCGATACCGATGTTCACTGAGTTGGCTGACACCTGTGTCGGCACCTTGCCGCTCTCGCTCGGTTCGTAGATAATCACTCCGTTCACCTCTGACCACTGTTCGCAGAATGTCTCCGGCGATACACCGTCTGGAATACAATCCTTCGGCACGAGAAGTACGCCCTTGGCTGTGGCTCTGATTACCCAGTCGTACAGTGTGATGAGTCGGTTGGTATAACGCTGCTGGTCTATCACGTCTGCAACGAATGAATGTATCTCGCCGTCAATGAACGGGTAGGCCTTGAACACGTATGGGTGGCTGCCATGCTCGTATGGTGTCTCTCCCTCCTTCAGCACATCACCAAATGGCGACAAGTAGCGGAAGTACCAATAATCATCTATGAACCATGTTGCCTCCAGTAGCGGTATCTCTTCGGGCGCCATGCCTGCCATCTGTCCTTTGCTCAGTCGCTCGGCGTTCACCTGCGCAACCATCTCGTCGTAGTCCTCGGGGTCAATCTTGAAGATGTCTCCGTTCAGATAGTCGTGCACTCGGTAGCGGCGCTTCTGCTCCTTGCTCCACACCTCAATGACTCTACAGAGTGATGGGTCGCTCGTGAGTAGGAAGTCATAGCTTGACAGCCTGCTGTGGCCAAACTGCTCAGCGTAGCTGGCTATCACGTCTCCTCGTGAGGCTGATGAGTATATCTGTTTCAGCCGCTCGTAGTCCTTCGGCGACTCGGCAAACTGCTCACACAGCTGTCCGAATGTCACGTCGTGCACCTCGCCAAGCATTGACACATCCCAACCTCGGAAGTCGCGCATATTGTTGTCGATGAAGAAATTGTTGGGCTGCACATAGTCCGTCCAGCAATCCTCCTTACCGTTGCGCCATCCGTAGCTCTTGCGGTGTACAATGAAGGCACTGATAAGAAACTCCTCCATCGTTCGGGCATATACCTCGTTCATGCGGTTGAGCTGCATGTTGCACTGGAGTATTGTCGACATGGTCTCGCCAAGTTTCTGCTCGTCTCGATCACGCGCCGTACATGTCGGCTCCTTGCTCTGATTGCGGTACACTCCGATAACGTTGCGGACAAGTCGGCGGATAAGGTTGTTCTTCAGCGGTACGTTGCCTTGGCTTCTGATATACTCAGCCTCGCTCATCACCTTGCCGTTAACCTTTATCATGTCGTCCCACTGCCTGCCGTAGGTGTAGTTCTTATTGCGCTCTCGCTCCTTGCGAAAGGAGTCCATCTGGCTCCAATAGTATTGAGCCTTCATAAGGATGTCAAATGCTCGTTTGCCGCCACACTCGCGCTTGGCGGTTGCCACGCTGTCAACGTCCTCCGAGCCCTTGGGCATGACCTGCTGCATCGTGAACATCCTCGTCCTTTTCTTGTTTACTGTTGTTATCATGATACACAATTTTTACTCCTGTGGCAAAGCTAAACACACATCCTATGTCGGCTGGTTTAACTCTCGCCACAGGAGTTTAAGGTTATTCTGAAATCTCGCTCAATGCTTCCACCATCCTGCGCTTGGTGTCGGCCATCTGTTTCTCGTACTGCTTCTTCTCCTCAACGTTCTTGGCTGCAAGCCATCTCTTGGCTAAGCGGTTCAGAACATTGTCGTAGGCCTTGAAGGTCTTGTATCTGCGGTAGTCGGGCTGCGTCGCCAACTCGTTGAGTCGCTCTGCATACTTGAAGATGTCCTCCTCCTTCTCCTTTGTCACTGCCGAAAGGCTCTGCTTCATCGGTTCAAGCTCTTCGGCGTACTGGTTATAGAGGTCGTTTATCTCCTTGTCGGATGCGCTTTGCAACTTCGCCTTCAGATTGGTCTTGGCCTTCTTCAGGAAACTCTGCTTACGTGATGTCTCCGCCTCGTCTGAGTAGAGCCATCCCGTAAGGGCTGATGCTCTCTTTACCTTGTATGTGGCGTAGCGCTCTGCCACCTGCTGAGGTGTGAGCTGGCGTGCCTCCATACCGTTGCAATCAAGCTCATCGAAGTATATCTTGTCAAGCTGTGACTGCGGTACTTGAAGAATGCGTGCACAAAGCAGAGCTACCTCTGAGGCTGTCGTTGCGTCTTGCTGGCAGAAATCCCATGTCGCAACCACTGCGTCGCTGATGGTCTGCGGATTGAGACCTACACCGGACTCGACAACAACGTTTATCAAGTCGTTAAGGGCTTGTACCTTGTCGTAGCCAAACTCCTTGACGGTATTCTCAATGTCCTGGGCTACTGGCATGTTCTTCGTGAACGATGAGCTTGAAAGCTGTCCGTCATTGATAAGGGCTGCTATTCCGTCACTGATAACGTCACCTGCTGTCAAGCCCTCGATGGTGCCGCCCACTGCTGCGTGGATAAGGTCGTCACTTGCCATTTTTTTCTTCTCGTCGTCGTCATTGCCGAGGAGTAGATATGGGGCATGGCCTACGAGGTACCATGTTGCTTGCAGTATGAAGCCGAATGTTGCAGCCTGAACAAGGTCGTGTACCCATGAGCGCTTGTAGTCCTCCTCTGCTGCCTTCTTCGCCTGATCATCGTTGAGCCCTGCGCGCACGTGCTTCTTTGTCATGAAAGCAATGCTCTCGGCCTTGTAGCCCGGCGTGAGCTTGTTGATGATTCCTCGTCCTGCATCGACAAGTTTGCGCTCGTAACCGATGGAGGCGTTGCGGAATGCTGTGAACATCACGCTGAACCAGCTGCGCTCCGACTGCATGGATGATACAAAGGCTGCCTCGCTTGACTGCTGTGTCTCGTTAAAGAGCACCGCTGCGTCTTGCTTGGCCTTCTTGTCTGCCTCGTCGGGGTCGTAACCCTGGTTGATGTACTGTCTCATGCGCGTCTCGTACATTGACTTAGCACCCACGGCCACTGTCACTGCATCGAAGAAGGCGTTAGGCATCATGCCATACTTTGAGAGAGTCTGCACCGTCTTGGTTCTCCAGAATGAAGCGTCCATGTCGGTCGGCAGAAGTTTCTCCTCGCCACTCATACGGCCAACCCATCTCTTCTCAAAAAGTGGGAGGTTCTCCAGTGCCCACTTGAACGCTGTTCTCGGCGCAGCGAGGTTCTTGGCAAAGTAGGCTGTATTGGTGTCGGGTAAGTAGGCTGGCATAGATGCAAGCTGCTTGAACGCTGTGTATGGTCGGAATGATACCTTAGCCATTGTTCCCAGCTTAGCGAGGTTTACCGCCGCCTTGTCTATTCGTCCTGCATCTGGTCTATAGTCGCCAGTCGCAATCGCGCATGTTCTCTTGAAGCCCTCAAACAGTCTGTTGCCGCCACCATAGATGGTAGTCATATTGCGTACCTTGTTGGCGAACGTACGATAGGAGAGTAGGGTGTTGATGTCTCGGCTAAACTCTGAGAAGGCTGCCCAGTGTTCCATATCACTGACGTGCTTTGTTGTGACGTTGAAAGCGTCGGCATTGAGTATGTCAATCGGTTTCACGTTGCGAACACGCTTGATGATGGAGCCTGTTGTAACGGCGCTCTTCTTGTCGTCTCTGCCAAGGTTGCCCACATCCTCCTTGCGGTCGATTGAGTTGCTCAGTATCTTCAATGGGCAATAGTTCTCTACGGCTGCCATTGAAGCGCCAAAGAGTCTCTTATGTACCTCGTTGTACTTCTCCCTCGTCTGTACGAAGAACTCGTCTTGCAGCCAGTCTGCAAGGTCGATGAGTTTAGATGGAAGCAAGTCTGTAATCTGTTCCACCTGGTCCTCGGTGATACCCATCTTGCGCAGCTTCATCTCTCCGTCGGCCATCTTGTTCACCATATAGATGTACATCAGGTTGCCCGGTTTGAGCTCCGCTGTTCTCTCCACTCCTGCATCGGTGTATGTCACGGTGAGCGACTTGCGTCCGTCACGGAGTTTCATAGAACGTGACTTCTCGGCAAGCTCACTCCATTTCATGCCCTTGCCGAACATCTCGGCTGCCTTGTCGTTAAGGATGCCAAACGTCTCGTTCTTCCCGGTGCGCTCGTTGTTGGCTGCGTCTACCCATCCTCTCATGAAGCGGTCGTACAGATAGCCCTCGCCCTTGGCGCTCTTTCTGCCGAATGTCCTCAACATGGCTGCGAAGCTCGGCAATGTCTGGGTGAAGAATGTTGCAACATCGCTGTTGGCAACCTGCTCGGTGAATGTCACCACGTGTCCGGCTGCGGCATCCTTGCCCTCGAGGTCGCTGTTGGCGTTGTGTTGTATCTCCTTTACTCGCTCCTTCTCTGCCTCTCTGAACTGCTTGGCTGCATCAACACTGCCTGCCAATAGGTTGACGAGAGACTCTGTCATTGCTCTATATCCTTCGGCACGGTCTATAAGGGTCTGTCTTATCTGCCCGTCCAAAGAGTCATAGAGCTGCTGGTATGCGTCGGCGCTGAGCTTACCTGTTCTGCGGTCGCCGTCTGCATCCGCCATAGCCTGCTTCAAAGCTCTCTCCTCGGCGATGCTGTCGTTCACGAGGTTGTTGTACTTCTCAGCAAGGAGGAGCGCATCATATTCGATTGCTGCCTCATCGGCTGCAACCTGGTCGCTGCTGCTCAGCTTGTCATATACATCTGCCATTCTATCCTTCTGCTCGTCGGCAGTGAGTCGGATGGCATTCTTGAAGGCTTGCATTGTGCGCTGTCCGTTCACGTCGAGCTCTCCCTGCACCTCGATACCTTGTGCGTTGACCTTGCTGCCACGGATGGATAGAATCTTCTCAAATGCTCCTATCTGTCCTTTGAGCTGGCTGTTAATCATGATGTCGAGCACTCTCTTAACCTTGTCGTTGTAGTTCCTCTCGCCGCCGCTGATGCTGCTCTTTACTGCGGAAAGAAGGTCTTTCACCTCACCGCCGCTAAGGTTGCTCATCATACCGTTCTGTATCAGTGTACGTGCAAGGTCGGCAACGCTCTTCACTGTCTGCTCGTCGAAAGCTCTCTGTGTGGCTGTCGCTCTGCGCAGCTTGGTGAGGTTGCCGCCGATGGCCTTGATGGCATCGTTCTTCAGGTCCCAGTTGTCGGAGTAGCGCTTTGCAAGTTCTATGGTCGACTTGGTTATTGTTTCGTCTATATCCATATCTCTGTACACGTCGCTCTCTACATCGGCTGCCTTGTCGCTCTCCTTTGTCGGCTCGGCATAGTCTCCGACTTTCAGCTCGGCACGCTTGGCGATGTCGGCTGCCTCTCCGAAGATACTGAGATGCCCGTCTGGATCACGCATATTCTCGTAGCTTCGCCACAAAATGTAGCGCAGCTCGTTGTCCGTGAGAGTCACATGACCAAAGTCCTTGAAGCCTATCTTATGGAGCATGTCGAGGAAGGCTGTCTTAATCTTCTCCCACCACGCAGCCATTCTGTCATTGAAGTTGGTCTTCTCTGCGAGTCTTGCAAGATACTCTTCGGTTGCTGTGCGGAAATCCCATCCGTGAGACTTCGACAACTCAACGATTGCTCGTCTGATTCTCTCCTCAGCATTGTTGAATACGTTGTCGAGGAAATCATTGAAGTGCTCCTTGAAGAGTTTGCGCAGGCCGTAGTGCGCCACTGCCTCGTGAAGGATGGTCTGCTCTGCATCGAACGTACTTGAATGGTTAGGTATCACGATGGTAATCTTGCCTGTCTTCTTGTTGAAGAAGCCCTTTGCCTTGGCTCTCTTACCCTCGAGGGTGCTGGTATCTGTCACTATCTCCACATCATCGCTGATGTTGAGTGTCTTGGCGATGCTGTTCACTCTTGCCCTCATGTAGTTGCGCTCACGTGCGGCGAATGCCTTCTGCTGCTTGGGTGTTCTCGTTGTCTGACCCAACATCTTTGCTATCGGGTCGTTCTCGTAAGATACCTCCTCGTCGCTGTATGCTCCGTCGCCCTCGCGGTTCGCATCCTCGCGCTTGGTGACTACCACTGCTGCAAGTCCCTTAGTACCTGAATTGGCTTCGTTGGCTACCTCTACGCTGTAACCGTCGCCAAGTTCCTTCTCCACCCACTCTTTGAGCTCCGATGGAGTGTAGAAACGCTGGTAGGATGCAATCTTGCCGTTACGCTTTACCAATACCTCTTGCGGTGCGTCGAGCTCTATCTTGTCCTTGATGAGCTTCTCTTCACCTGCCTTACGTGTGTTGATGAACATCTTACCACCATCGTTGAGCACGTCTGCCATGTTGTGCAGCACGTTGGCACGCCAGTCGTCTGGAATGACATTCAGCACGGCGTTACTTATAATGTAGTCGTACTTCTTGTCAATCTTGTTGTAGCTGTCATAGGTGGCAGGGTTGTTCTTCTTGCGCTCGTCGCTCTGGTACGGCTCCACATCTTCAATGTTGAAGCCTCTCTCTCGTAAGTCGGCTGTGCCATAGCCCATACCGCTTGATGCGTCGAGTATTGCAACATCCTTGCCGATGTTCTTCTCTATCCAGTCGCCCACCTTCTTGTAGGTCTTGCGTGTGCCCTCCACCTGAGTAGAGTGCTTTCCGTTGTCGTTGGTAGTACCTTCAAGCCAGTTGGGGTAGTCCTTCTCAATCTCGTCAGAGGTCCTGTAGAGGTCTTCGGTTGTCTCGTCCTTCGGAGTTTCCTCTTTGTTGTCGTCGCTGACTGAGAGTTTCTTGTACTCCTCGTCAAGCTCCTTCTTCTTTGCGATGGCCTCGTCGAGCTCCTGCTGCTTCGGATATGAGTATTCGCCTGGGTCGGCTCCTTCAAGCTGATGGTTCACATCATTAAGATGGATGTCGTATACCTTCTGGTTGGTGAGTACCTTGTTGAGCACGCTGCGGTAAGCGAGTCCTGCGTTCGTCGCGTCGTCTGACAGCTTAACGGAGTACCTTATGCCGCTCGGTGCGTCAAGCACTACATTGATGCTAGCGAAGAGACCGGATTGTGCTTCACCTCTTACTGTGTAGGCACGCATGCCGTAACCGCTGAACTCCACCATTTTGCCACTATCAATGAGTGACTTGATGTATTCTCCTGCCTCCTTTGGCTTGTCGAACTCCTTGCTTGTGTACTCGCCCTTGACAGATACCTTCACGTTGGATGGATAAACACCATTTTCGTCCGGTGTGAATCCGCTGCGCTCCAGTATAGCTATATCTCGCTTGTTACCTGCCACAAGTCGCTCGACATTCACTTTGCTCTGCTTCAACTCCTCGAACTTCTTCAAACGACGCTGATAGTCGCTCTCATGATTTCGTTTGTTGCGACGCAGCTTCTCCACCTTCTTGTCCTGCTTTGACTTCTCGAAGATTACGGGGTTGCCACTAAGGAGCGCAACAATCTCTGCCGGGTCGAAGCTCTCCTCTGCGTTACCCTCGTCAAAGTTACGGTCGCCGACGGTGCCTCGCTTGAATGATGCAAACATCTTGCCCTTGGTGTCCTGAAGCTGGTACTTGTACATATCAAGACTGCCCTCGGTAGCATAGAAGAAGATGTCGACGTTGTTGTCGTTAAAGAGTTTGGCTATCTCATTGCCTTGGCGAACACCGCGTCCCTCGCGCTGCTCTCTGTCGGCTGGAGTCCAAGGTACGTCAATGTGGTGCATGGCAACAATGCGCTTCTGCACGTTCACTCCTGTACCCATATTCTTAGTTCCTCCGATAAGCACTCTTACCTTACCATCGTTTACCTTAGCGAACAAAGCCTTTCTCTTCTCGTCCGTATCGGCAACATGGATGTCTGCAATCTCCTCACGTGGTATGCCGTATTGGTTTACAAGGCGGTTGATGATGTCGCTATATACATCATACTCCTTGCCCTTGCCCGGTATGCCAGTATCACAGAAGATAAGCTGTGTACCCTTCTGGTCCTTGAATTGGTCGTAGACCTTCTTCACGTTCTCACACACATAGAACACCTTGCCTCCCTCGTCCTCTTGTGTCGGGTCGATAAGGCGTGTACTGATGGCTGCCTTCGCTGAAATGGTTGAAGCAAGAAGCCCCCACGGTGTATTATCGTTGGACTCTACACCGAAGTAATGGCCGTCCTTGTTGTGGACCATGTTTACCACCTCCCGGTTGATTTCCTGCAAGTAGTCACTCGCCGGCACCGTCACGATATGCGTGCGTGGCTTCGGCTTCGGGAGCTGGAGGTTCATGTCGTTGCGCACATCGGCAATCTCGGCATACATCTTGGCAAGCTCCGGTACATTGTCGAAGTTACGGAAACGTGCCTTTTCTTTCAGCTCGTTGGTTACACCATATTCAAGTTCCTTGCTGCGGACAGCGAAGTTGGATGCCCATGCGTCGAATGAGGTAAAACCAAGTCTCTGCATCTCTTGTGGACGGAGATACTGGAATATGTTGTATATCTCCACAAGTGAGTTGGTGATGGTTGTACCTGAGAGGAACACTGTTCCCTTATCGCCCTGATGCAGCTTCTGTAAGTAGCGCACACCGTTGAGCAATGCCACTGCACGCTGGCTGCCGCTTGCGTCCGACAAGCCTGCAATGTTCTGATAGCTGGTGACGTATGGCAGTGACTTGAAGGCCTGGCACTCGTCTACAAACAAGTAGTCAACGCCGAGGTTCTCGAATGTGAACTCTCGATCAACCTTTCTGTCGAGCATCTTCTGTAACTTCACCTGAAGATTTCCTCTGCGCTTCTCCAATGCTTTGAGCTGGCGCTTGGTAAGCTGGTCTCTGCTGCCCTGTCCGTAGAGGTAACCGATTATCTGGTCGAGCTGTTCGAGCTGCTCGTTGATAACCTGCGTCTCTACCTCTTCTGTATGTGGCAGCATGCAGTACTGCTCATGGCTGAGGATGATACAATCGTAGTCGTTGACTGCGATGTTGCCGAGGAACTTCTTTCTGTTCATTGCAGAGAAGTCCTTCTCCGATGGCGCCAACACGTGTGCTGCCGGGAACGCCTCGGTGAACTCCTTGGCAATCTGACCGCATGTTGCTTTGAGGGCTACAATCATAGGCTTCTTGGCGATACCCATGCGCCTCATCTCCATGATGGCGGACTGCATGACGAGTGTCTTGCCTGCACCTACAATGTGGTCCACAATACCACCTCTATTGTTTATAAGCATCCATACTGCATCCTTCTGATGCGGACGGAGCTCTTTACCCATCAAGCCGGGCACGTTGAGGTGTGAGCCATCGAACTTACGCAGCACACTTCTGTTGAACTTGTCATTGTATATTCTGCCAAGCTCGTCAATGCGCTCCGGGTCACTTGGCAGCCAATCTTCAAAAGCATCTCTCAGCTCCTGAATCTTATCGTTCACTGCTTCGGTCTCCTTTATGTTGATAACCTTCTCCTCTCCGAAGTCTGTCTTAACGGTATCGTACACCTTAAGGTCTTTGTTCTGGAGTGCTGCTTCAAACACCTCTGCTGCCGAACGTCTTGCTGTCGCCCATCTCTCGGCGAGTCCTCCAAGCTCTCGGCTATCGACATTGACAGTGTAGATGTCGCCCTCCGGATAGTATGCCACGCCACTCTTCTTGTCGTACATGTGGATGCCAAACATTTCTCTCATGAACTGAGAATAGACAGTGTCTGGAATCCATCGTGCACCCATGTGAATACTGATGTCGTCGATGGCAATATTTTCGGGCTGTACCTTCTCCAATGCCTCCACGTTGCGCTCGTACTCCTTGTTGACCTTGGCTGCCTCGCGTGCCTCCTCCAGCTTGGTCTTGACGTCGCCACTCAAATATCCGTCTGCCACCTCGTAGCGGTCGGTATTCGGTACTTTGAAGATTGAACCTTCACACTGCTCCGCCCAGTTGTCGCCGAGCGTCTTCTGCATGAACGACTCTCTAATCTCTCCATACTCCGCAAGGCTCAGCGCTATTGCGCTCGATGGATTGTTGGCCTTGGTGATGTCAAGTCTTGGCTTGATGGTGTTCTTGGTGAAGATGTCCGAAAGGCCTACCACCTTGCCGTCCTTCACCTTCTCGAGTGAGCGGATGGCATATCCGTCAATATCATTACTTATAAAGTCATTCTTCTTGTCGTTGAGCTGGCCGTACTTGGAAACAAAGTTGTCGTAGGCAGCCTTCAACTCGCCTCTCATCTTCTCGAGTGATTTGTCGGTTGCTCCATTTATCTGCTCTGCGATAAGTCTCTTCATCGCTGTACGTACAGGTATCATCGCGCGTACCTTGTCGGCATTCTTCGCAAGCTGTGGGTTCTCGTTGAATGTGCGTGTTACCTCTCCATACTTGTTCTTGGTGGCTGCCACGATGCCGAGCTTGCCGTTCTGCTCAACGATGTTACCGTTGCTGATGTAGTCTCCATCGCCCTTGTAGCTCTCACTGACTGCCTCTCTCACCTGACGCTCTGAAATGTGAGTGTCGAATATCTGACCCTTACGCTTGCCAATAATCTTCTTATTGACGATGTCGGCCATCTTCTTGGCGATGTCCTCTGTCGGCTCGTTGCTGACAAGACCGAACTGGTCTGCTGAATACTGACCTCCTGCTTGCGGTTCGCCGAGCATCATGTCGCGGTTGTCGCTGAAGTAGCTGCTTATTCTTACAGACTTCGGGTTGCCGTCAATCTTGCTCTTGGCCTCGATTTTCACTGCGTCGGCTAAGATAGGCTTCTCAATCTTGTTGATATAGTCCTCTGTGCGTGTTGTCAGTCGGTCGTCCTCGTCTCTGTACTTACGAAGGAAGATAACGTCTGACACCGCTTCTGTGCCTGCACCCTTGAAGATGTTGCCCGGCAGTCTGACTGCACCGAGTATCTCAGCCTGCTCAGCGATGTGTGAACGGAACAGCTTGTTGCCCGGAGTGTCGAGCATGGCACTTGTGGTCATGATAACGCAGAGACCGCCGGGCTTGGTGGACTCCAGCATCTTCACCGCAAAGTAGTTGTGGATTCTGCTCTGTGCCGCCTTCTTCACTGGTGAGCTGTCGTTCTTCCAGCTTGGATCATTCACGGCGATGGAGCCGAATGGCACATTAGAAATTACCACGTCGTAGGCTCCCTTCTGGAGTGATGCGTCCTGATAGCCCGTTATCTGAATGTTCGCGTCGGGGTAGAGACCCTTTGCCACTTGTCCGGTCAGCCAATCAAGCTCCACGCCGTTTATCATGGTGCGCTGCTGTACATCTTGTGACATGGTACCCTCAAACACTCCGCTACCCATTGATGGGTCGAGCATATTGCCGCCCTTGAATCCTGCTGTCGCCACGAAGTCGTTCATCACTCTTGCGATGGATGTCGGTGTGTAGTAGGATGTCTGAGCCGCTGTTCTGATAGCTGCCATGATGCCCTTCTTGCCGTCTGGGTCAAGGTCGTCGATGATGTCGGCGAGTTTCATGAGTCGAGGTTGGTATGAGTTTCTCAACTGCTGGGTGTTGTAATAGCGCATAATGTCTACGCCTCCCCAACCACGGAAACGACCCAATACCTCACGCTCTTCCGGCGTTGCTGGGCGATTCTTAGTCAAGATGGTACGCACAACGTCAAGCGCCGCAATGTTGGCGTCAAGTCGCTGTGTAGCTGTAAAGTTGTCGATGGATGTTGCGTCCTCACCATAGCGGTAGTTATTGAGGAACTTACGCTGTGGCTTGGGCTTGTCGGCTGGTTTGGCCGTCGCTGGCTTGGTGCTGACTCTTACTATCGGCTGCGCTGCCTTATCTCCTTCAGAGCCTTCGGAAGGTCTTGTATCTCCATCCCCTCCATTCTCTGCATCTCCAGTTCGTACGCCTCGTCTTCCGTCAGAGCTTGCGGCAGGTTTTTCAACTCCTCCGTTATCTCTGCCCTCAGAGCTTCCTCCGCTCCTCCGTCCGGGTAATACTCCCTGTACTTGCGGAGCCACTCCAGATTGTTCTCCTGAACCTTCTGAAGTTTCTCCTCTGTCATTTCCTGAAGGTCGGTCGGTGTCCAATACTCCATCTCCGTCAGATAGTACTCTGCCCATCTGCCCAGATTCTCCGCTGTTGTTTTCAGCTTCTCCAGTTCTGTTTGATTCATCTTCTTTGTTGTTAGGTTCTACTTGGCTGAACAAATCAAATATGCTCTGCTGCGAAGATACCTCTTTTTTCTTAGTCTTAGCAACCTTTACATCTTGTTTTTCAGTCTTTTGTTCTTTTTTAGCCTCGGGTGCTCTGCGTATCTGTTCGTCAGATGCGTTCACCCAAAGGGCTGGTGCGAGTCCTGTGTCGATGCGGTGCATGCCGTTGTCAAACTGCACGTACTTCGCATCCTTCCATGTCTTGCCTCCATCGGGAGAATACTGTACCTTGTCGCCCGGCTTGTAGTCATTTGACTCCGTCTCTGTCTCTCTCTCGGGGAGGTACTTGTACACATGACGCTGTATGTCCTTCAAGAGGTCGTCATAGGTGACATTCACGTTAGCCCACATATTGCTGCCGTAGCGGTCAGAGCTTCCGTCGGGATTGTCTACACGATACATGACGCCAGTAACCTGCAAGTTCTCTCCGCCATGTTCCACGGTGTCTTCATACTTCTTGTCGGTTCCATCGAGGTTGATAAACATCTTCAACTCTCTGCCCTCGGCTAATGGTAACGTGATTGTGATGTCACCGCCAATAGGCGCGATGTTGGCAACCGCCAATTTCTTCGGAGCCGTCTTCTTGCCCTTCTTCTCGGTGAAGTCGGACAAGTCAATACCAAGGTCGCCGGCGAGTCGCTGGCCTAACTGCTCAGCGTCCTTTGTCGCCTTCTTCTCGGCATTGCGCATGTAACCGTACGCCTCGTTGTAGTCCTTCTCGTTCTCCTCGGCCTCATAATAGCCCAAGAGAGCAAGCTGTTCGTTGATGGCGTCGAGCTGCTTGTCAATCTTCTCGATTACTTTGTTCCCTGTCTCTTCATCTTTGATAGCTTCGATGCCACTTTCTGCCTCGTCTGCAATAGTTGCGCTTTGGCTTGCAATAGCTTCTGTATCTGCTGTTGTCTTTTCATCTTGTTTCTCCTTTCTAATATCGTTTCTCTCCTCCTTAATCTTCTTTACAGCCTCGTCGAGGTGCTTCTGCGATTCCTCGCCCTTGACAACCATCTCGGCTGTTGCCATAGCGTCAGTGTGGGGCTTATCGAAGTTGGCGATGTCGAACCTATCTACCTCTTCATGTGAAGAAAGCTCGTCTCTCCACGGGCTATCCTGCACCTCGGAAGTGTAACGCACGTAGCTGTAAAGGCTCTTGATGTGTGGTCGGATGGCCTCACCAAGCTCCTCTATCATTGCCTTAGCGAACTCGCCAATCTTGCGTGCTCCGTGCTTCATGATAAGGTATGACATCTTGCCTCCTGCATACAGAAGCTCAGGTGGAAAGCCCATATTGAGCTGTCCGAGACCCTTACGAAGGATGTCACGGAGTTTAGCGAACTCCTCTGCGTCCTCGTCGTCCACCCACTTGCTCTTATGTGGCTGCTCTGCTTTAGGCTCTTCCTTTGGCTGCTCTCCCTTTGGCTCATCCACTGGCTTCGCATGGTCGCTGAGCTTTGTGGTGCCCTTTGTGTAGAGGTCATTAAACACTCCCTCAATACCTACAGACTTCACAATAGGCTCGAGGTCTGACAGTGAGAGTGGTTGATTGTCGGCAAGTGCCTCCTTGTCGGAAAGCATCTTCGCTGCCTCCTTTGCGTCATTCTCGCTGCGGAATACCCACACGCCGCTCTCGCGGTCTCTCCATCCACGTGCTATGTGGCTGCCTTCTGGCTTATCGTGAACGAATGACTGCAATGCTTTGTACTCCTCATCGGAGAGCTCTCTGCCTGGATCAAGATGGAATACATCAGATGTCTTTCCCTTCTTGTTCGTGTAGGTCGATGGGGTGATGGTGTAGGATGGTTCAGCCTGAGCTTTCTTGTTGATGGCATACTCCGCAAATGCTTTGGTCTTGTGGTGGCTACTCTCTATCCACTTCTGGAAGTCGTCCATCGGAGAGGTAGTCACTACAATCTTGCGCTTGTCTGCCCAATCCTTTGAATAGTTAGACAGATAAGCCTTGCGTGCCTCGTTCTCATCGTTGAAGCCGAGCATCACCTTATGCTCGTCGAAGCTGCCATCTTCATTGTACTGGTCCACAACATAGGCGTTCTTCTCGTTCCATGACTTGATGTCATTGGAGAGGAATACATCTATATGGTCGCCATCCACGCCCTCAGTACCACGGAAATATCCATAGCTGTTCTGCATGGTAATCTTCCATGGATTACCATCCTTGTCGACACCGCTGCGCTCAGACCCTTGTGAGTTCTCAATGGTAACGTCGAATGGACCTACCTTCACATGACCCTTCTTGTAGTTGCCTGCCTCTTTCTGTGCCTCGGTCGGGTTGGTGTTAACCTGCTGCTCAGCCTCGGCGATCTTGTTGGCTGTCTCCTCGAGCGGTGACTGCTTAACGTTGTCGGCATGCTCTGTCTCGGCTGGTGCCTGCGCTTCGAGCTTCTCAACGTCGGTGACTTTCTCTTCCACTGCATCGTAGGTGAACTTAGCTCTGCCAAACGGTGTAGTGATAATCGTTGTGACTTTATTGTCGTCCCATTTCAAATCTGAGATGGTAATGTCGTCAACAGAGATTCCTTCTTCGTCGGCTCCAGCCATAATCTCATCAAAGAGTTTAAGTTCCATGTAGATGTATGCAGCTTTGTAGTCACCATTCTCTTTGACCTTCTTCTCGATCAGGTCTTCAAGCTGTGTCTGCGGCAGCTTCTCCATCTCTTCTGGAACTACGCCAAGCTCTTCAGACAATTGCATTGCCTTTTCGTAGCCGACATCGGCGAGTGGCTTCTCGTCCGCCTCCTTCGCATCTGAAACTTTTTTATCCTCGTTTTCTTGCTTTTCTGATTGAGCAT